GGTACATAGTATGAAGCACTCTATTCACGGACGCGAGCAGGGGGGTCATAACGATGACCTCATGGACAACACTCGACATAAGCCCCCTTACGGTATAACTGAGGGTCCTCATCCCATGAAGAGGACACTCCCTCGCGGCGGAGGAAATACCGGCCCGAAAAAGAAGAAGGCTAGTAAAAAACCACGCCGAAATCAGGCTGTAGACCGGAGCTTTACCAGCTTCGTAGCCGGAGACGTGCCTACTTTAGCGGATACTGCCCTTTTGTTACTCCAGAATGCTATTCAGGGTAAACCTGTGGTGCCTGTTGCGCGGGCGCGTATGGCTGCTCGTAAACGTAAACGAGCGAGACCCCAATAATGGCCGGACTCTCCATGCTCCGTGTTGTCGGGAACGCTGAACTTGTAGCGCAGGAGAAGCGTGACCGGGAGAATGCTGTTAACGAGAAGCAAGCCGATCCGTTTCTATTAGGGATGGTGACATACTTAAGGAGCGCTTGGGATGCAGCTAAAACAGCAAAAGAGCCTATTGAGCATATTATGCTTAAGGCTATGCGCCAACGTAACGGCGAGTATGAATCCGATAAGTTGAGCCAGATCCAGCAGTACGGTGGGTCTGAAGTCTTTATGATGATTACTGAGGTTAAGTGCCGCGCTGCTGAGAGCTGGCTGCGGGATATCCTCATGGATACCGGCACACCCCCTTGGAGTATTGAGCCTACGCCGATTCCGGACCTCCCCGATTCTAGTGAGGAGCAGATCAAAGAGATGATGAGTGAGAAGATCACTAACATCATCGGCGGCGGCGGTCAGGCTCCTAGCCCCTCTCGGCTGAGAGAGCTTAAAGAAATTGTTCAGCAGGAGATACGGTTTGCCATTTTGCAAGAGGCTAGGGCGACTACGGATCGTATGAAGCTGAAGATCAGTGATCAGTTTGCTGAGGGCGGTTGGGCCGAGTCATTTAACGAGTTCATTACAGATATTGCTACGTTCCCTGCCGGAATTATTAAGGGGCCTATTGTTCGTAGGCAGCGTAGACTGGCTTGGGCACAGGGTGACGATGGTAAGACAACGGCTACGGTGGATGAGATCCTTGCTCCTGAGTATGAGCGAGTTGATCCGTTCCGGATCTTCCCTGAGCCGGGCATATCTCGTATTTCTGATGGCTACCTATTTCAGCATCACCCACTGCCCAGGCCAGAGCTGGCTGATCTTATTGGTGTTACTGGGTACGATGACGATGCTATCCGGACTATCTTGAGTCTAAGCACTACCTCCTCGTGGATTAATATGAGCCACGAGTCAGAGAAAGAGCACCAGGAGCGTAAGTTTAGTGTAGAGCATAGGCCAACTGAGATTTTTGATGCTCTTGAGTTCTGGGGCAAGATTAGCGGTAAGATGCTCGTTGAGTGGGGTATGGATGAAGAGAAGGTACCCGACCAAGAGAAAGAATATGACGCTAATATCTGGCTCGTGGGTAACTACGTTATTAAGGCCGTGCTTAATTATGACCCGCTTGGCGAGAAGCCTTATGCTAAGACTTCCTATATCCGTATTCCTGGCGCTTTCTGGGGTAAAGGCATCCCTGAGATCATCGAAGATGTGCAGGGTATTTGTAATGCGGCTGCGCGTGCCTTAGTTAATAATATGGGCATTGCTTCTGGCCCTCAGGTTGAGGTTAATCTTGAGCGTATCCCACCGAATGAAGACATTACTCAGATCCACCCCTGGAAGATCTGGCAGGTACTGAATGACCCACTCGGTTCAAGTGCGCCCGCAGTACGTTTTAATCAGCCAGACGACAACGCATCTACCCTTATGGGGGTGTATGAGAAGTTTAGTGCTTTGGCTGACGACCATTCCGGGGTTCCGGCCTACGTTAGTGGCAATCTCAATGTCGGGGGTGCGGGTCGAACAGCATCTGGACTCTCTATGCTAATGGGTAGCGCCGGTAAAGGTATCCGACAGGTGGTAATGCATATTGATGCGGATATTATTTATCCTGTAGTCCATCGCCAGTTTGTGTATAACATGCGGTATGTGGATGATGAGAGTATCAAGGGTGATGCTCAGATCATGGCGCGGGGCGCTATTAATTTGGCGGTCAAGGATACCGTTAATGTACGCCGTGCTGAATTCCTGCAGGCTACTGCTAATGAGTTTGACATGGAGATCATGGGTCTTGAGGGCCGTGCTGTTATCCTCCGTGAGGTTGCTAAGGGCCTGCAGCTTCCAGAGGAAGAGATTGTACCTAGCCGCGAGAAGGCTGCAGCGAGTAAGCGGACCCAGCCGCAGAGCCTACAGCCTGATCAAGGCCAGCAACAGTTAGCACCTCCACAGAATCTTCAGCCCGGCGGGGCAGAGCAAGGTGGCCAGGAAGCTAATCTTGTGAGTAATTCTCAGACCGGTCGGGCTGGATGATTAAGCCTGATACAGCGATCATTAAGACCATTGCGTCTATGTCACGCTCCCATCCTAAATTTTTAGTATGGTTGACAGCGTGGGAAAAGCATGAGAAAGACACCCTACCAGTAGTATTAAATAACACGGCAGTGGCCCAGGGGCGCTGCCAAGTGTTGGCCGAGCTTGTAGAGCTGGTCACTAAGTCCCCTGATTTAGCATAGCCGTAATGGCAGCTGTAACTCACGCATACCGATAGGAGCGTACAAAATGGCGGTACCGGAGCAAGTTCGTAAGCAGTCTGAGGAAATTCAGAAGTTGTATGATGATCTCAATACTAATAGTGGGGAGGTACCTGAGGGTGCGCCTACACTTGAGGTAGTGGATGATACAGCTACTTCCGACAGTACTTATGAGCAAGTACCCGAGTTGACATCTGATGAGCACACCGGTGTTGACAGTCAAGACGAAGAGACTTTTAAACATAAGTATTTGACCCTTCAAGGAATGTACAACGCAGAGGTTCCTGGGCTACAGGCCCAGAATAAGGATCTCGTCATGCGCGTTGGGCAGTTAGAGCAATTACTTTCTTCTATTGCTCCTGTACGCGGAGCAGCGTCGAGTACACCTACTCCAGGACAACCTCTTGCGGAACTTATTACTGCAGAGGATATCGAGGAGTATGGTGAGTCTATCGACATCATGCGTAAGGCGGCGAAAGAAGAGGTTTCACCCTATCAGCAACGAGTTGCTAACCTTGAGAAGTTTGTTCAGCAGATGCAGGCTAACGTGATGCCCCGTATGGACGCATTGCAGAATAGTCACCAGCAGACTACTGAGCAGCGTTTTTGGTCAGATCTGTCGAATAAGATCCCCAATTGGCAGAGAATCAACGATAATCCAGACTTTCAGACTTGGTTATTGCAGGTTGATGATCTTACGGGAGTTACTCGACAGTCACATCTAGATAATGCTCGTGATCATCTAGATCTGGATCGTGTTATAAAGTTTTTTACAACTTGGCCGGGATTGGACTCCATTAAGCCTGATGCTCAACCTAATCGGGGCGAGTCACCTTCAGAGCTAGAAGCTCAGATTGCTCCGGGGAAGGGTCGCAGTGCGCCTCGAACCCCGAGTACTGGAAAGAAAACTTATACCCAACCTCAGATTGCCGAGTTCTATGAGAAGGTACGAGAGGGAAAGTTTAAGGGCAAAGAGGATGAGCGCAACCGGATTGAAGCGGATATCTTCGCCGCGCAGGCGGAGGGCCGCATAACCATTGCGTAGTTAAGGAACTAGATTATGGCTTATCCTACAGCCTCTGGCCATCCTACATATACCGGTAATTTTATTCCGGAGATCTGGGCGGGCAAGCTTATTGAAAACTTTTACGATGCGACGGTTCTCGCTGCAATCGCTAACACCGATTACGAGGGATCCATTAAAGCTCAGGGTGACACGGTTAATATCCGTACAACTCCTGAACTTACTATTCGGGACTACGTTAAGGGCCAGACCCTGACGGTTGAGAACCCCGACAAGCCGAAGCTGCAACTCCTCATCGACAAGGGCAAGTACTTTGCCGCTGTTGAGGATGACGTTGATCAAGTTCAGTCGGACATCAAGATGATGGATACGTGGTCTAAGGACGCTTCCGAGCGTATGAAGATCGTTATCGACGTTGATGTTTTATCGAACTACATCACCGACATTGCGGCGACCAACGAAGGTCTCACCGCCGGTGAACAGTCCCTGGCTATCGATCTTGGTGTTACTGGTACTCCGAATGCCATTTCGACTAGTAATGTGCTAGCGGAGATCATTAACCACGGTACGGTCCTGGATGAGGCGAATTGTCCGGAGTCTGATCGCTGGATGATTATTCCTGCCCGTATGGCCGGTCTGATTAAACAGTCCGACTTAAAGGACGCGTCCATCACTGGTGACGGTAGTACACCGTTACGGAATGGCCGTCTTGGGATGATTGATCGGTTCATGCTCTATGTGAGCCACAACCTTCCGCGCTCAACTACGGGTGCGGCGGGTGAGATTACTATCCTCTCTGGGCATAAGATGGGCCTTACCTTCGCTTCGCAGATGACTGAGATGGAGACTCTCCGTTCTGAGAGCACCTTCGGTGACATCATCCGTGGTCTTCAGGTCTATGGTTATAAGGTTGTGAAGCCTGAAGCCTTGACTCGGGGCATCATCACTATTGCCTAGACCTTAGGAGGGTTTGAATCATGGCTACATATACTGACACGTTCGGCTATAGCAAAGGTTCTGCTACTTCGCCGGGGGCACACAAGGGCCTCAACCATGTTCGCTGTGAACAGGTTGTTATGGACTTTGCTGCCATTACTACTGCTCGCGTTACGGCCTCTGCTACGGCCCTTGGCGCGGGCGACATCTTGCAGGCTCTACATGTGCCTGCTAACACCATGGTCTTCTCGGCTGGACTCGTTGTCCTGACCGTTGAGGGCGCTACTCAGACGTTCGATCTCGGTGACGGGTCCGATGCGGATGGCTGGCTTGACGGCGTTAATGGCAACGCCCTTGGTGGATACGCGCCAACCTTTATCCTTGCTGAAGCCACACCGAATACCCAGGTTGGGTTCTTCGGTTCAGGTAAGCACTACACCGCTGCTGACACGATTGATCTCGTTCAGGTCAATGCGTGTGACACAGCTAAGGTGCTCGTTTGGGCGCTGATGGCGAATGTCAACGCAGATGGCATCGTAGATGTCTGATGAGTTGGGGGGCTTCGGCCCCCCTTCTCTCCTTTTGTAGGAGGCCATCATGGCAAGAGATAACATAGGTATGTCTGGCCGTTGGTTACGGCATATTACTAAGGGTACTATCTACGCCTGTACCCCAGCAATGGTTAGTAACCCTAAGGTTGAAGAGGTTTCGCTTGAGGTGGCCTTCCCCGAGAAGCATATTCCGGAGAAGCAAAAAGGCCGTAAAGCAAAGCTCGATCTCTCCACTGACGAAGAGGTTGTTGAGAAGGCTAAGAAGCCCAAGAGGAAAACTAAGGCAGAGCTGGCGGCTGATGCTAGTAAGGGCCTGCCCAAGTGATTGTAAGTGATATCACTGCGGAGGTCCGGCGGATGCTCCAGGACGAGACAGAGACATATCGTTTTAGTGATGTGTTTCTGATTGGTCTCGTTAATCAGTCGTTAAAGCGAATAGCTACGCTTCGGCCTGACCTGTTTGCCGTAACCGCTGCAGTTTCTTGTGTAGAGAATGAGGTTAGACAGTCTGCTCCTTCGGACTCCATGCGGGTTATTGAAGTGTTCTCTGTTACTGGGGGGTCTGGTCTAGTTGAGGTGAACCGTGAGGTACTTGACAGGACTGCCCCCACCTGGACGACTGATACGGCTGGGGCGGCTACTAACTGGATGCGACATGTTCGTAATCCCAATGCGTTCTTTATTTATCCTAAGGCCCCTAGTGGCCAGTCCATCGATGTGGAGTACGCTCAAAGCCCTCCTGCTTTGACTGCTTTGGCCGATACAATTACAGTCCTCCCCGATGGATATCTCCCCTCAGTTATTGATGGGGTTATGTTCTTAGCTGAGTCCATTGATAACGAGCATATCACCTCAGGTCGTGCTAAGTTGTTTCAAGACTCGTTTGTTAAGGGCCTGGGCGACTCAGCTCAGAGCCGGTCTCTTACAGACCCAGAGACTGCAGCACTTAAGGATGGGGAGGTGCTCTAATGCCAAGTAGATCATTTTCAGACTTAACTAAGCGCCTATCACCTAACGTGCCTGGCTGCCCCTGGCCGGTGATTGAAAATGCTATCCGTGATGCGGCTATAGAGGCTTGCGAGCGGACGCTAGCGTGGCGCTATATTCAGCCCTCTATTACGCTGACTCCCGGTATCTATGATTATCCATATGAGATACCAACAGGTACAGAGGTACATGCTTTCATTACTTCTACTGTGAACGATAGAGATATTCTGCCTGTAACTCTCGAAGAGGCGCAGAGGAGGTACCCTTACTGGCCCTCTAGCGATACTGATGATCAGAGTTTTCCGCAGCGTATAGTTCATTTCGATGCAGATAACTTCTATGTGGCCCCGGCTCCAGATAGCGCCACTACTTATCTTATACAGATGACGTTAGCGCTTAAACCGCTACGTACGGCTGATAATATGGATCAGACTGCGTTTGATGAGCTTGAAGAGACAATCGTTCATGGCGCTCTGCAGCGATTATTTGTTATTCCGGATATGAACTGGAGTGATAAGGAGCTAGCTGCCTATCATGCTAAGCAGTATATTTTTAAGTACACAGGTCGCCGTGCGCGAGTTAACCTGGGAGCAGGTCGAGCTTCCCTAACCGCTCAGATGAACCCCTTTGTGTGAGGTATAAATGGCCACCACAGATGTCATTCGTCTAGTAGTTGGTGATGAGCTTCCGGCGATATCTCTGACCCTCACGGATGAGTTGCTGGGGTCCGCACTCGACTTATCAGCTGGTACGACTGTTATCACGGTGAAGTTTCATTTAACCGGCTCGGCTACTACCTTGTCTACAATCACCTGTACTAAGCCTGGCGGCGGTGGTGACGGGGTAGTGCAATTTGATTTCGCCGGTGGCGTACTGGATGTTGCTGCCGGATCTTACGAGGGTGATATACTAGTTGCTTATAGCGGGAGCGTTCAGACTGTATACGATACTCTCCGCTTTAGGATTAGGGCCGCAGCGACATGACCATAAGGGCTTCATATACGCTGGCTAATGCAGCTCGGATAGCTATATCCGGAGCAGCTATTGCTATTGCCATGACTACTGTCGTCGCGTCGGCTACAGAGAGTCATCGTAGTATTGGAGCTACTGCTAGCTTGGTGCCGTTCTATACCATGACTGAACAGTTTGCTGTGGTGACTGACTCGCTACCCACGTTTGCTATTGGGGCTGTATATCTTGACGTTGCTGTAGCGTCTGACGGTACGGTTTCTATGAGCTTCCAGCAGGGGTTATTATCTGATTCAGCGGTAGTTACTGAGTCAGTTTTAAACAAGCCGCAGATACCCCTTACAGAGGCAATAACGGCCTCTGAGTCAACTTTTAACGAGCCGCAGATACCCCTTACAGAGGTAATAACGGCCTCTGAGTCAACTTTCAACAGGCCACAGATACCGTTTACGGAAGCTATTACTATTGCTGAGGTCACTATAAATCAGTTGGACGTATTGCATACGGAGGCGGCTTCCGCGACAGACTATTCTTCCTATACTGGTATGCAGATCGGGCTTATTAATGGCAGGGGATATCTAAATCAGGTATATATAAATGGTGGGTCGCTACCGCTTATTGTTATACCGTATAGCTTACATAGTATCCTTGATGATACTGTTGCTATTACTGAATCGATTTCCAACGAGCCGCAGATACCCCTGACAGAGGCAATAACGGCTTCTGAGTCAACTTTCAACGAGCCACAGATACTGTTTACGGAAACTGTTACGTTTGATGACAGTATTATTGATTTACAGAACGGATGGTTTATAGCTGAAGCTGTTACTATTGCTGAGGCCATTATAAATCAGCCGGAAGTATTGCATACGGAAGCGGTCTCCACGGCAGATGATTCTTCTTATGCCGGTATGCAGATTGGGCTTATTAATGGCAAGGGGCATCTAAATCAGGTGTATATAAACGGCGGGTCACTGCCGCTTATTGTTATACCGTATAGCCTACATAGTATCCTTGATGATTCAGCGGTAGTTTCCGATACCCCCCCCACATTTATTATCGGGCAGACGCTTACTGATACTGCCTCGCTTACTGAAACAGCCTCTGTGACGGGTTTACAGTGGGGTGTCCTTAATGGTATGGGATATCTTAATCGACTACAGCTTAACAGCGGGATTTTGCTAATCAGTTAATTAGGAGATGGCCATGATTAAAGAAACTATAAAGATGACGGGCAAGGTCCGGCTTGTTCTTCGTGATAAGGACGGGAATATAAAGCAGGATGAGATAATCAAGAACCTGATTGTCACTGCTGGGCTGAATTTCATATGTAGTCGAATGGACGGTACCGGCAGTAGCATCATGTCGCACTGCGGAGTCGGCTCAGGATCTACTTCTGCGGCCGTTGGTAATACAGACCTGGGTACCTCGATTAATCGAACCGCCCATGATAGCTCGACTGTTAGCGGGACGACTATCCAGTATATCACTACTTTTCCCGCCGGTACCGGTACGGGCGCGCTTACTGAGGCCGGTATCTTTAATGCCTCTAGTAGTGGTACGATGCTTTGTCGGGTGGTTTTCTCCGTGATTAATAAGGCTGCTGCTGATAGTCTTTTGATCACCTGGTCTGTGACTATTAGTTAGGGGGGCTAGATATGGCCGTCGCTCTTTTCACGAATAATGCATTCTCTACACTCGCTAGCGGTATTACGAATGTTGCTACTAGTTTGACTGTAGCAGCAACGGAGGGAGCGCGTTACCCCAATCCTTCGGGCGGCGACTACTTCTATGCCACCTTGAGTGACACCTCGAGTAATATTGAGATTATTAAGGTCACTGCCAGGTCTACAGACACCTTCACGATCGTTCGTGGTCGAGACGGCACCAGCGGCCGTGCCTACCTGACAGGTGATCGCGTAGAGTTACGGATTACAGCGGCGGTCCTTGAGGAGTTTATGCACGAACTTCTGGATGACACTACGCCAGCACTTGGTGGCTTCCTAGACGCCTCCGGCAATTATATCCAGATGCAGACGGGCGGGGATATTGCTTCGGCAAGCCCGCTGGTGATTGATACCGATGGCGACAGCTTCGATGTCAGTGGCACCACCAACTTCGCAGCTTTGACCGTTGCCGCCGACCGGCATTTCTTCACGCAGTTTGACGGCGTGTTGACGATGACGCACGGCGGATCTCTGGTGCTGCCTGGAGCCGCTAACATCACCACGGCAGCCGGCGATGTCGCAGAGTGGATTTCAACAGCCGCCAATACCGTGCGCTGCGTCAACTATACTAAAGCGGACGGCACGGCAGTCGTATTAGGATTTAATCTAGTCGATGACACGACTCCGCAGCTTGGGGGCAACCTAGACTTCGTTGGGTATGACCTCAACAATATTGGCGCAGAAGACTTCGATACCACCGACAAGGGCAGCCTATCCACAAGCACCACTGTTACGGTCGCGGATGATACCAAACAGAAGTTCACCGTGACGGGTGCGTTCACCCTGACCATTACGTTCGGCGCGTCGTCCGGCCACTATCAAGAAGTCGAGCTTGAGGTTGTCAACGGCGCGGCTTACGTTATTACTTGGCCGACGATCAACTGGTACAAGAGCGACGGGACGACGAGCACCACGATAGGTGATTTGACCGCACAGCTTCAAGCATCAGGAACCAATGTTGCTATAGTCTGGACTAGGGACGGCGGCACGACCAAGTATGGTGTTCTCGCATGAGCAAGAAGGGGATCATCGTCGCAGGAGGTGCGGCTGCGGTTGTGGCTCCAGAAGCCGTGGACTTCGATGCGGCGAATGATTATCTGAGCAAGTCAAGCGACCTGACGGGTAATACTGATAGAATGACGTTTACGTTTAGTGCTTGGATATACTATGGTACGGTGAGTGATTTTGTTCGACTGTACTCTACTGCGGGAAATTACACTTATATTACTTACGACTCCCATACGATAGATATTTCGATGGGAGACTCATCAAACGGATCGGTACTAAGCATTAATGGTCCAAATTTTACACTTGCTCTTGAAACATGGCATCATATTCTAATATCTATTGATACGTATAATCCGGCTAATAGGCACGTCTACTTTAACGATGTTGATATGACTGGGGATTTTACTTGGGCAACATATGCAGAGGAGAGTATAGACTTCACAAGGACCGCACACTCTGTTGGCGCGAGTACAGACGGAGCAGCGGGGGGTCTTTGTCGCATAGCCCACGTCTACCTCGACTACATCCACCGCGATCTCAGAATCGAAGCTAATCGCCGCTTCTTCATCACGTCAAACTTGCGGCCCGTTGAGGCCGTCGCCATAGGCGGGCAGACGGCGGCTGGGTCTTATAGCCCTGCGCTGTTGAGTACGGGTATCGGTGGGACTGAGTTTGATGGGACGGCGGATTATCTAAACCGAGGGGCCGATCTAACAGGCAACGCAAATGGTAAAGTGTTTACGTTGTCGTTCTGGTGTTTTAGAGATTACGTGTTAGGAACACAAAATATTATACATGCTGCCGGTGAGTATTTTCAGTGTGGTGGTGAACGGTCTAAGTTTAATATGTCAGCTAAGAACACTGGTGGCACCACTATCTTTGGTATGAACACATCGGCCAGCTCCCTTACAGCCGATGTGTGGCATCATTTCCTTATCAGTGTTGATTTAACTAGTACGAGCCGGCGTTCTTGTTATGTAGATGGGGTACTGGATTCTACTAGCTGGAACATATACACGAACGCCGACATAGATTTCACTAGAACCGAGTGGACTATTGGAAGACATGATAGTGGGGCGTTTTGGAATGGCCGCCTCGCCCACGTCTACCTTGACTATACTTACCGCGATCTCAGCACTAAATCAAACCGAGACCTGTTCATAAATGATGACGGCACACCTAACGAGACCGGCATGGACAGCCTCTCGCCCATCATCTATCTGAAGATGAAGGATGGGGAGACCACCACGGCTACGAACTCCGGTTCAGGCGGCAACTTCACAGTTAATTCAGGTCCGTTAGCCGAAGGCTCCCTAACCTACCAGCCGATCCTTCATATGGCGCTGGCCGATGCCAGCACCGCCCACATCAACAGCGGCAGCGGCGGCAACTTCACTCTCAACGGCACGGTGGCACTCTCAGGTCGTGGACCTAATCAGTATAATTCTCCGGCTAGTACGTTTGATGGGTCAGGGGATTATATGAGCAATGCCTCATTAACAGGAACATCTACAGGCAAACAGTTTACAACGTCCTTTAACATTAGAAGTGATACAGCAAGTCTGAGCCTTGAGACTGTATTCACTAATTCAGCCCTACACGCCTACTACTCCCACGACGATCAGGTAGTAGAAATTCAATGCCGGGATGTTTCAACAACAGGTATAGCGGCGCGGGCGCGCCTTAATAATTTCAACGCTACTAACAGGCAGCGTCACATTGATTTTTCAGTTGATGTTGATGGTGCTGATACGGCTAAAAGACATATCTATGTTGATGGTGTGATTTATACCGATGTGACGTGGGAGAACTTCGCTGATATTGCTATAGGATATACAAACAACCCCTGGAATGTGGGCGCTGGCGCAACATCTTCCCCACCTAGTAACTCTTATTTCGAGGGCGCGATAGGTGATCTCTGGATGGACGATGTTTACATAGACCTCTCAGCCGATAACCCCTTCTACGACACCGACACCGGCAAGCCCAAAGACCTCGGCGTAGACGGCTCCACCCCCACCGGTTCAAGCCCGCTGATCTATCTCCCCCTGCGCGGCAATGACGCTGGTGACAATCGAGGCACAGGCGGGGACTTCACCGTAAACAGCGGCCCCTACACAGGCGCTCGTGGGCCTAGTGAGTTCTGGGCGGGGAGTGCTGAGTTTAATGGGACAACTCAAAGACTCCTTAGAACTTCTGATATATCGGGAGCCACGTCAAATAAAACTGTTACTATAGCTATAAGCATTTATTTAGACGACACTGCAGGGTACCAGCAGATACTTTACTTTGATGATCGTGGCGCTGGTACTGATGCTGATGTATTTCAATTACAGACAAGTGGGTTGGGCGGAAACTTCGATGCCACGCTTAGACTCTTCGGAGAGTCGAGTGATACAACACAAATACTTAGCACCTCCGATGCAATGACATTATCTTCTGGAGCCTGGATCAACATTCTAATTTCTTTGGATATGTCAGATACAGGTAAACGGTGGGTATATAAAGATGGTGTAGCTCAGTCACCTACATGGGGGACATATACCAATGCTACATATCCTTGGGCCGCTTGCGACAGACAGGCTCTTGGAGACAGTAGTTTTGCTGATACCCCTTTCAACGGTAAGATAGGGTTCCTTTATTTTAGTAATGTGTACACAGATTTTTCTGATGAGTCTAATCGACTGAAGTTTTTTGATGCCTTTGGCTATCCGGTGGACCTGGGTTCCGACGGTAGTAATCCTTCTGGTACAGCTCCTTTGATGTATTTATATAAAGACGTTCATCTTGGTGCAGATAGCTCTGGAAATGGAAACAACTTTACCCCCGTAAACACCCCCACAGACGGCGGACACGTAAAAGGATAATGCGATGACCTTAGCTAAAGTAGAAAACGGCGAGATCACTCGCTACAACGTCAGCGAGAAACAGGCGCGGGTGGGCCTCATCAATTTTGAGGGCGACTATTTGGCAGCAGGCTTCTACCCACAGGTAGGGTCTCCGTCTTCGTATGATGCTGCTAAACAGACGCAGGTCGGCCCAACCTACGCTGTCGTGGGTGAGACAGTTGAGCGCACCTGGACAATTGAAAACAAGCCGATTGGTGTTGTGCGCGATGAGCAGAAGGCGAAGCTCGCTGCTAACCGATACGAACTTGAGATCGCGGGTATTACCGTTGACGGCGCTGAGATTGATACATCTCGCGCATCCCAGTCCATGTTATCTGGGGCATCGATAAGTAGTGCCCGGGACGAGGCGAAGATTTTCGACTGGAAGGGCACTAACGGCTGGGTCAGCTTGGATAAGACACAGCTTGCTGCGATAGTTCTTGCTCTGGGCGATCATATAGAGGAGTTGTTTTCGGCAGAGCGGGTGGCGTCTGATCTCATTGATGCTGCAACCACTGTAAACGCCGTTCTTGCTATCGATATAACTTTAGGAGGCTAATATGGTCGCAAAGAGTGTGAGAGCTGTTAAGACCAATATAAAGTTCGTATTCAGAAAATTC